AAACTGCGGCGGCATACTTCAGTACCCCAATATTGCAGAACCCAACGTGGAGTCAATGTGGGCATGTGCAGGCGTTCTGCCCACCAAGGATCTACTTGTTCACGCCACTCACGTGCTTCTGCTGTGCGACCTTCTAGCAGAGTTCGATCCCAACCAAACACCGCAGCCACAGAATCTTTCAGTGTGCTGGCGAATGATTCGCGTCTAAATTCGTGGAAATTAACAAGAAAGTCAGCGACTGTGTCTTTGCCGCTGCCGATAAAACCGCATATACCTATAATCATAAATTGTCTCCTATACCACAATTATACGATAGGTTTACAAAAAAGTCAAAGGATTTTTAGCCAGTTATCCAACCCCAGCCCTGGGTAGTAACTCCAGTTTTGAGATCTTCCATTAGCTTGTCCATTTCAGCTTGTGCTTCTGATTTTAGTGCAGCACCGTTTAGACTTGAGCCGCCCTGTGGGCCTGCAATTTGAGCAAACTTTTCACGTGCCTGACCCAGCATCATTTTGCAATTAGCCAGTGAGTAGTCTTTGATCCATTGTCCAGAATAGGTATCGCTGACCAGAGAAAAGTCTGGCCGCACATTGTAACACAACAGCATTACACTTTCTTCTGACCTTGGACGTTGTTCAATTCTTAATTTTTTAGTTTGTGAATTATAGGTAAAATTGATAAAGCTACCAAACATTTTACCAACTAGTTCTTGATACTGTGCAAACAATTCGTAGGTTAATAATCCGCCCATGTTAGTAGAACTTAACAAATAGGTGTTTGTGTAGGCTAAGTTAAATGGTTCAAAAACTGTACCACCCGACCCACCGCCTGTACGTGATCCTATGCTACGTCGATAAATTTGGCGTACCTGCTGTATTTCTGCAGGCAATATATATTCGTTGGTATCTACTAATAGATTTAGGAACACATAGCTTTCTTCTACAGCATTGTCGCTGCGCTGGCGAAATACTGCTAGGCTTCGGTTCAGTGCTGTTTCGTAGTGTATGGGATCTAACTCTACGTCAACCATGCCGTCGCCTAGCATAGCCTTGCAGTAGTCAAATACCTGTTGTTTTGCTTGATCGTTTGAGCTCATATAACTATTTATCTAGCGGTAAATATATGACTATGCCAAGACTCAGCTTATACCGTCCCGAAAAGGGCAATGATTACAAGTTTATAGATAAAAATATCTGGGAAATGTTCCAGGTTGGTGGTACTGATGTGCTTGTTCACAAGTATATTGGGCCAGGTCCTTCTGTACAGGGTAACACTCCTACTACTCCTACATACGATATGTTCGGTGAAACACAGATACAAGATCTATTATTTTTAGAAAATCGAGATCGTAAATATGATCCGGATGTATATATCTTACGAGGTGTTTACAACATACAGGATATCGATTTTAATCTAAGTCAATTTGGATTATTCTTACAAAATGACACGATTTTTATCAGTTTCCATATTAACGATACTGTAGAAAAACTTGGTAGAAAATTAATATCCGGCGATGTTATCGAATTACCACACCTAAAAGACGATCACGCATTAAATGATTTAAATTTTGCACTTAAACGTTTCTATGTTATTGAGGATGTTAATCGGGCCAGTGAAGGATTTTCAGTAACCTGGTATCCACACTTATATCGTGCTAAATGTAAACCACTAGTAGACAGCCAAGAATATAAAGATATCTTAGACGGAATAGCCGATACTGAAAATTATATCGGCACTTACAATTCTGCTGATACATATTTTCCGGGAGATATTGTCACCGGTCCTGATGGTAAAAAATATAAAGTACTTGATAGCGAATTAACCAAAGACGGTATCACAGGAATAATCCCACCAAATACAGCATACTACGAATTGGCAGATACTCTAAGAGAGATCATGAGTACCTATGAAAAAGAAATGCAGATCACTCAAGCAGTTCTTGATCAAGCAGAAGCTGATGCTCCCAAGAGCGGGTATGATACTAGTAAATTCTTTTCTATACAAAAAGATGAGGATGGATTGGCTGAATTAGTTACTGTTGATGTCGATACTGTTGATGCTAGTATACAAACCCAGGCTACCGATATCGATGGAAATCCCCAATATGATTCTAACGGTGACCCAATATATGTTGGCCCCACAGCCAGCACGATGTTACAAACAGCCGAAGAAAAAGGATATACTGGCTATATCACACAAGATGGAATGCCTCCAAACGGAGCTCCGTTTACAGCTGGTATAGCGTTCCCAATGGGTCCTACAGTAGGACAATTCTGCTTGCGTAAAGACTATCTACCATATAGATTATTCCGATACAACGGTACACGTTGGGTCAAAGTTGAGGATGTAAAACGCATGACTATGAACAATTTAGGTGCTAGTGATACAGGTGCAGGTGATACATTCGCCGGCAAAGATGTAAGACAAACACAGAAAACTTCATTTATCAACAACGATAATACTGACTGTATTGATCATCGTGTAGTTGAAGAAAAACAAGCCTTGAGCAAGGCATTAAGACCAAAGGCGGATGAGTAATGGACTACTTTTATGACGGTCAACTAAGACGCTATGTAACGCAGTTTATGCGCATCTTCATAGGTTTCAAATGGCAAGCTGGTGACGGTGAACAAAAAACTGTTCCTGTGTTGTATGGAAATATGTCAAGACAGGTGGCTAATATTATCAAAGAAAACAGTGAAAATAAATTGCCCACTGTGCCTAGAGTGGCCTGCTATATCACAGGACTTGAAATGGCTACTGATCGATTAGCTGATCCTACTTTTATTAGTAAAGTTAATATACGTGAACGCAGATATACTGATGCTGACGGAGATGGCCTTGTAGAATATCAAAATACTCAAGGTGGCAATTACACTGTCGAACGTCTAATGCCCACTCCATTTAAGCTAACCATGAAGGCTGATATATGGACTTCAAATACTGATCAAAAATTACAGTTACTGGAACAGATTTTAGTATTGTTTAATCCTAGCCTAGAAATACAAACCACAGACAACTATATTGATTGGACTAGTTTAAGTGTGGTGAATCTCGGCGGTATTAATTTTAGCAGTCAGTCTATTCCACAAGGCGCAGACACAGAAATTGATGTGTGTTCGATAGAATTTGATATGCCTATCTATATAACTCCACCTGCTAAAGTCAAACGCCTTGGGGTTGTTAAATCTATTATTGCTAATATGTTTACAGAGAAAGGTGATATTGTTAATCTTGAAGAACTTATCTATAATCAAGATACTGGCAATGCCCAATATGTCAGCAGAAAACATCGCGTGTTACTATTCAAAGCAAATAATGGACAACCGCACGATTATGAACTTGTATTGGTTTCTCCAACACAGCCTATCCAGTCAGCAGGATTAGAAAAAGAAACCAAAGTTGGTAGTGATAATGATTGGAGCAAATATCTTACTATCGAAGGAGGCTGGGTTCAAGATGTTAGCCAAGTTTGGTTCAAACAGCCAAGCGGATATGATTTGATTGGAACTATCGCTCCACATCCTTTAGATCCAGCTATCTTATTGGTCACATTCGATCAAGATACTATTCCTACTAATACATTAATTGCCAGTTTGGTTAATGGATTACCTGCTAGAGGAACCATAGATGCTATTATCGACCCCTACAAATTTAATCCATTGAAAACATTTGGTAGTCACGCACAGATTCCATTAGGCACTAGATATCTAATGCTCGATGATGTTAATCCTAGTCCAAATGTTGGTCAAAGTTTCGATAGACAAGGTGATAGTGCTGCTACTGTATACGATGGTCCAGATGCGTGGTCGAATAGTACAGTTGAGGGGGATGATCCAGTAATCACTGCGAACTCTATAGTAGAATGGTCTGGAACAAGATGGGCAACTATTTGGGATCCATTAACTGGTGAAAATCCAACATATATCCAAAATCTAAAAACTGGTATACAATATCGTTGGGATGGTGAGCAATGGCTTAAATCATTCGAAGGTGAATACGCACCAGGATATTGGGGTTTCAAACTCGATAATTGCTAATTAGTAGTATGCAACAGCGTGCCGGACTACTATTTCTCGCAAAAAACACAAGAAGGATATTGTTGATCTTAGAAGATTCTAAGTGGACTGTTCCTACCTTTCCTCGCACGTCTACACTCTTAGAAGACGCCCAACAGTTATTAGATCAATACAGTCAAGGACGCATACTGCCAATTGAATTATATCTCAGCGAGGACAGAGGATTTGAATATGGCACTTACGTTTGTTTAGTAGAAAAAGAATTTTTAACACAAGCTGCTGATACTATTTCTTGGAGTAATTTAGATTTTCTTCCTAAACAATTACACAACGGGCTTAAAACAACATTAAATAATGAAATAATAAGAACCAAAATTGATACAATATTGGAGTTAGAGAATGCTACCAAAGATTGAAAGAAGTGATAGATTCCAAGAGGAATATAAAATGTTTCAAGACAGAATCAATGCTGTCGAAGATGAAAACTACCGAGCAGAATTAGCTGGATTACTAAAAGATTTGTTGTTGTCTGTAAGAGCATTAGATGACCAACATACAGAAATTACTGCCAATCAAAGATTTCCAGTAATGATCAATGACCTAAGAGATAAGGTTACTGACATTAGAAAAACCCTAACAAAAAAACTTTCAGCCTACGCCAACAAGAACGCTCAAGTATAAATTACGCTTGAGCTTCTGACCATCGCAATATAATAGATACCGGTGTTGCAGTACCAGTAATCTTGATCACATTAATAGCCAAAACGTCTGGGCCATTAGGGAATGTTCCTCTGCCACCGATCGCTGTTGTGGTTAGTTCTTTAAGTTGGCTTAAATCTAAGTCAACGGTATTTCCTGGGTTGGCCACAAACGCAAATACCTGTTCTCCAGGTAATGCTGATTGCTGATCTCCAAACTCAAATGACACTGTACCTGCTGCACTAACCGTTGTTACCAATGTCTGAGTAAATGTCACGCGAACGATAGTTGTAGTTCCTAACACTCTAGTTGTAACTGCTGAAACCGATGTACCACCCGAAAAGCTAGTAAACGCCGGAGCGACTCTGGTATTCAATCCTGCGCCAGAAGAGTTCCATGTAGCATTTGTAAAGAACAGAAAGTTGGTAGAGGTATAAGTAGCTGCGGTCTGGGGAACCTGAACTGTTAAGGATTGATCGCTACCAACGCCGCTGGTAGATCCAGCTGCTGCATTCATCGTAACAGTACTGTATTGAACTCCAGAAATCTTAAATGAGTTTCTAG